GCAAGGATGGATTGGGTGATGTCGACGTTAAGTACGCCAACTGCATCCGTTCCTACCAACGCGAGTAGGGTCTGAGCGAAAGTCTTAATTGCTCTTTCGAGGGTGGAAGTCCAAAATTCTTTGGTCATCAACATTATTAGCTCCTTGGTTATAAAGGTTACGCTAACAGTATGCCGGACAAATAATGGCGCGTGGAGAGAGACAGCAACACTTTCCCTATTTAAAAACAGAAAAAGACCCCTGTATCTATAAGGGTTTTAGGTCTTCTTTAATCTTTCTTAAAACTGATTCTGAATAGTTATTAATACCGCCCCTGAACAGTGCTGGCATCTTCCCTTTTTGATTGTTGCTTCTCTTCCATTTCCTCATAAAAGCTTTAATTTTAAGAGCATGGGCTACCTCAACTTGGCCGTCAGAGTCCATCTCTAAAAACTTAATCCGTCGCCACGAATACAGGGTGTGGACTGAAACTCCAATAGCTTCTGCCACTTCTTTAATTCTTCCCCTCTCAATCATTTAGTTCCAACACCTCCCGCTTTGGGTAAGGCTGGACTTTGTATCTAAGCTTGGAGTTAAGCTCACGGCGGCGCCTTTTGTTGTTGGCATTGAAGTAGACATATCTGTGCTTGCGGGGCCTCTCGTGGCGTTCGAGTCTCTCCCCAAAATGAGCCTTTGCTCCATTAACTCCTCCATAAGAATCAAAGATGTGTCTAGAGTGACTTGCTGATTTTCCATCTAATTTCCATTCCACGTGCTTGTCTGACATTCCTGTGTAAATCCAGTTGGTCGCTTGGTAGACAACCCCAATGTGTCCAGCCCCAATTTCTGCGTAGCTTACGACTATGTCTTTTTCTTTAGGCAACAGTCTCAGGCTTCGGCCAATCAAAAACGACTCTGTGTTTTTAGGAGTGCCATCTTTAATCCAAAGACGAGTCAGCTCCAAAACATTAGAAGATTCTTCTGGGCCACAAACTCCAACACACAAAGAGTTAGAAGCTGGCTTTCCATAGATTATGCAACCAATCATTTCATCACCATCAAAAAGACCATAGGCATACATAGTTGATGCCCGTCGATGCAGGTAGTGATTTTCGACAACCATCTCAGTAGCAGACTTGCTGTCTATTTGTTTTATTGTATAATCCATCTTTAGCTATCTTTGCAAGTGCAGGTGTCGCAACATCCATCCTTAGCAATCAAATTGACAGGGTGTTCTTTTTCTATGAACCTACCAAATTCGTCTCGCTCTGGTTTAGCAAACTTACTTGCTGGTCCATGCTCGTAAGGCTTAAGCTCGCCTCTTCGAACAAACGCCCAAAAGTAATCCATTAGTTTTATCATTTCGCCTCCTTACCTAATCTCATAAATTGTTGACTTGTGGTGTAGAACTTTGACATCAGAGTCCACCCAAACTTTGTACCCAGCTTCTCTAGCTTTTATACACCAAGAATAGTCTTCTCCGACATTAGTATCAAATTCATGGTCAGGCCATCTGATTTTTCTAATCTCAAACCAAGGCCTAGCAATCTTTTCAAATACTCCCTGCTTTACGGCAAGGAAGCCAAACCCAACTCCCCAAGCTTCAATAGGTTCATCCCACAGAATAAACTCTGACTCATTAACTTTCCTAGGGAGTCCAGAACCTTTTTCAGTTTCAAAGGCTACAGCTACAGTTCCATTTGGATGGGTCATGTAAAGACCACTAACTATTTCTAGCTCGCTATAGTAGAGTTTCTTGAAGTCTTCGACGTCCCAAGAGACATCGCTATCAATCCAAAAGATAACGCCATAGCTAAACTCGCCACTTCCGACTTCAGTAGTTTCCCAATTATGAGAGTAAGTATTAGTAGCCGTTAGCTCTCTAGCCGATGGAACAAAGGAAGAACTTTTATTCAGCCATTTGTAGGTTAGGCCCTCAGACTGTAGCCACTCTGTAGTTTGGACCAAGCTTTCAACATAGGCTGGCTCTAAGCTATTTCCAGGGGTAGCAATCAGAACATCATAATGAGTCGTCATCTTCAGGCTCTTCCATCCTTCTCAAGTCATACTCAAACTCATCTACATCATCTGAGCTTTTAGCCATCCACTGAGGAATCAAAGACATGGCCTCACGAGTAGTTAGCTCGCTCTCAATCTTTTCCCAATCTTCTGGGTTGACAAGGCAGGTCTGAAGTAGCTTAAGAATCTTTGCTGTCTTATCCTCCATTGGGGTCTTAGCAAAATCAATCATTGTTGCTAGTGGTAGTTCGCTCAAAGACACCACATTGATTTTGCCAAACGTAGTTTTCAAAGACACAAGCTCAACTCCATCGAAGGAATTATCTATCTGCTCTTTTACTGAATCGTCTTCCATCATGTCCTTTCTTGTGACTTTTCTATTATACAGGAGAGCCTGTCAAAAGTCAAGCTTATACTTGCTCTCGGCATGTCCTACAAAGTAGAGCGTCATACCCAGTTGCTCTTCCTTGGATACGCCCATCTGCTGAAATAGGGACTGGAGCTATTGGACCCTCAGTTGCACATCTGTCGCACTTAATCTCAATCAGCCAATCAACCGTTGCACCAATTTTCTGAGCCCCAGAGATTCCTTTGGTCAAAGCATGGAGCCCACCCCCACCATCAGTCTTTCTCATAAAGACTCTTGTGTTAGTGCTCTCAATTACAGCTCTTGGAGTTTTACATGGGCAAGCTTGCTTCAAGGCATTACAAACATGAACACCTCTTGCATCGACAAAACTATGAGATTTTAGTGTGTGTCCACAGATACAAATACGTCCATCACGCTTTCCATACTTGTCTGCTTTGTCTAAAGCGTCCATCGCTTCTTCTTCAGTTATGTCCAAAAAATCAAATGGATTTGTCATCATTTTCTCCTTCATGTAGATGTCTATACTTTAGCATACTCAACAGACCAAAGCAACCTAATAAGCCTTCCTACTCTGTTTTTGCTATATGCGAAAAAATAAAAAAATGCGGATTGACCAAATTCTAAGTAGGATAGGTTATTAGGTACATTGGGTTTGTTCTACTATACTATTTTAGCCTATACTATCACAAAAAAATTGACTAAATTTTTGCTTTCCTTGATAGTACCAGTGCCTTTGATACTATCACGAATCACACATTTCCGAAGCGTTTTCCATGATAGTACTAGACATACCAAAACCAAATCTTTTTCCTCTGGGATTCTGAGTAGGATAGGTTATTAGGTACGTTGGGTTTAAAAACCGACTCAAATTTAATGTACGATTTTTAAGAGCTAACTATTCAAAAGCGTTACCAAACTTCTAAATAAGCTTCTAAATAAGAGATAGCAAACCCGTTAATGTATAACAATCAAAGAGTAAGTTTTCCTATAAAATAGAGCTATGAACTCCAACGATTATCAAGAGAACATACAAGCTAATCTACGAAAGATTAAGCTTGCATCTCACGTAATCGCAGAAGCTCATACAAACTTACTAGAGCCAATCTTTCCAGAAGATAAGGCAGACCTTCTCCTTGCAACAGAGGACTTAGCTACTACAGCTTTTGAACTCATGGAGGACGTCCGCAGGTCCATCTGGAACGACTCTTTAAGAGGACCAACCACAGGAAGCTAAAATCATGCCACGCCCCAGCAACAGGGGCGATGCGGGAGAGAATCGCCACAATTTAATAAAGAACCCCCCAGCTTTTAATTATAAAAAGCCGAGGGGTTTCTTAAGGATGTCTAGCGCCTTTTCTTTAGGGGCTCACCCAAATCTGACAACAGACCAGCAGACTGCTTTCTCTGCTTCAAAGTTTGCCTTATTGCTATCACGACTAGCACAAAAAATTCAAGCAAAGTCAGGGCCAAAGCCCCTAAAAAGAAGCTACCCCAGCTCAATACAAAGCTTATTTCCATTTTTCACCTCCGACCAATTCCTTCCGTACATAGACCCATTCTACAGTAGAACTCCCAAAAAAGCAAACTCAAACCTAAGGTTCAAATTGCCAAAGCCAAAAACCAACCTAAAAGTCCTTCTAGCTATTATACTAGCCTTCGGCCCAACACTCTCCTTTTCAGCTGT